ATTCATATCCTCTGAAAGAAATCTGGAAAAAACACAAAAATCCTGTTGATAAAACTTTGGATGTTCCATTTGCTGGCGAACAACCATTTGTTTATATTTTCAAACCAAAAGCTACAAACAAGATTGTTGATCTAAAAAAATATAATTCTGCCAGTTATGATAAAGATTATGATAAACTTGCCAAAATGATTATCAATTTTTTCATGAAGAAGAATAAGATGAATCAATGGTTCAGTTGGGAAGTGGCGAAAGCGACTCTAGAAGCAGCAACACAGAATTCTAAGAATAGATCCATTGGTGGTCAATTTTGGAACATGACAAGATATACATTTTTTATAATGACAGGCCAAATTAGCACAAGATTGATGAAAGAATATGAAGAAGAAGTTCAAGAAGCAATGCTTGATCCTAAGAAACGTGCTAATTTTTCAGACAAAAAAATTCGAATTGAAGTATATGAAAACATCAGGAGAGGTTCACCAACAAATCTTTGGAATAAAATTTTTAGGGATCTGGGGTATCATGGTATTGCTGATAAAAACGATGCAGGAATCATACATCGTTCAGAACCAACACAAGCAGTATTCTTCAATGCATCATTCATCAAGGTGATTGATGGTGGATATAATAAAAATTATAAAATAACAAAATTTGGTTCAGATAAATTTCCATCCGAATATTCTTTAACAAGTAATAGTAAAGAAGTCATGGAAATCATGTCAAACTATCTTGGAGTTCATGGTTCCTATGGAATGAAGTCTGTTATATTAGCAAATATGTTGAAAAATGTGGCTGATCGGTGTTTAATCAAAGAAAATACAATATATCTAAAAAATACCAAAGAACTAGATATGATGACAGATCCTAATTATCAGGATTATCATTCAGAAACACCTGTTAAATCAAAAATACATTTTTATACAACAGATGGTAATCGAAAGATGCTGGAAATAAATCAGAAAGGTGGAATTGTTTATGTGCCTGATGGTTGGAAACTTGATAATGATTCAAAAGATTATGAATTCACATATCAGGATCTTAATCGTGCAGCATTCTTAATGAAATTCAAAGATAGATTTTTGATGAGGCTAGTTCCAACCAAGGAACACGTAATTAGCTTCAAGGGACTTTTTGATGACATAGATGATCTTGATTAAAAATTTTACTTGACATTTTGATTCGGAAATGGTATAATGTAAGTCTTTTCCCTGGAGTTTGTCATGAGCTATATTGATCATAAGTTTGTTTCTCTTCTTTCACCTAGACTTGATAAATTCACTCGGAAAAGTTCCACGTTGTGGAACTTCCGATGTCCTATTTGCGGTGATTCTCAGAAGAATAAATCAAAGGCAAGAGGATTCATTTATCAGGTAAAACAAGACCTGTTCTATAAATGTCACAATTGTAGTTTTGGTACAACATTTGCCAATCTACTCAAACGTGTTGATTCTAATTTATATGAAGAATATCTTCTGGAGAAATACAAAGAAGGCGAAACTGCTCAGGGGTTTCGTCCAAAAACTTGTGTTCCCACACCAAAGATTCTGCTTCCAAAGAAAACAATCAATCTGAAATCTTTTGCAGAACTGAATGATGATCATCCTGCAAAAAGTTTATTCAAAAAAAGAATGATACCAAAAGAACACTGGAGAGAATTATATTTTGCTCCAATGTTCTTTAAATTTTGTCAAAAAATGACACAAACCGTGTCTAAAATTATTAACGATCATCCTAGAATGGTGATACCATTTTATGATGAAGATGGTGAACTGTTTGCGTTTCAGGGTAGAGCATTCGGTTCAGAACAACCTAAATACATAACTACCATATTAAACAAGAAGATTAAGAAAATCTTCGGATTGAATCGTGCCAATTTCAATAAACCTCTACACGTTGTAGAGGGTCCGATAGATAGTTTATTCATTCAAAATGGAATTGCTGTTGCGCAGGGTGATTTAAGAATACCAAAATACAAAAGCAATTCAATTCTTATTCCAGATAATGAACCTAGAAATAAAGAAATATGTAAGAATATAGAGAAATACCTTAAACAAGATTACAAGGTCGTATTGTGGCCAAAGGAGATTGAGTCAAAAGACATCAATCAAATGGTTCTTTCTGGAATGTCAACAGATGAAATACAACAAATAATAAATACAAACACTTATTCAGGTTTGGAAGGATTGGCAGTCTTTTCATCCTGGAAGAAAATATAGGAGATACACATGCCATTACCTACGGAATATCAAAGTTTCATTCACCTAAGCAGATATGGAAGATGGGATTATAACAAGAAAAGAAGAGAAACATGGGAAGAAACTGTTGAACGATATTTCAATTTTTTTAAAGAACACCTATTAGAAAATAATAATTACGAACTTGATCCAACAACAAAAGAATATCTAGAAAAAGCAGTAAAAGAATTGAGAGTGATGCCTTCCATGCGTTGTCTGATGACTGCTGGAGAAGCACTCAAAAAAGAAAACATGGCAGGATATAACTGTTCATATGTAAAAGTTGATTCACCAAAAAGTTTTGATGAAATTCTTTATGTGCTCATGAATGGAACTGGAGTTGGATTTTCGGTAGAACGTGATTATGTCAGCAAGTTGCCAGTAGTTGCAGAAGAATTTTATCCAACTGATACATGCATTGTTGTTGCAGATTCTAAACTTGGATGGGCAAAATCATTGAGAGAATTGATTTCACTTTTGTATCAAGGATTAATCCCTAGTTGGGATGTTTCTAAGGTAAGACCAGCTGGCGCACCACTGAAGACATTTGGTGGAAGAGCATCAGGTCCAGAACCATTGGAAGATCTTTTTAAATTTATTGTTGACATTTTTAAAGACGCAAAAGGTAGAAAACTCAAATCAGTAGAATGCCATGATATTGTCTGTAAGATTGCAGAGATTGTAGTTGTTGGTGGAGTCCGTAGAAGCGCATTAATTTCTCTTTCAAATTTGACTGATGAACAAATGCGACATGCTAAATCAGGACAATGGTGGGAAAATAATGCTCAGCGAGCACTTGCCAATAATTCAGTAAACTACAAAGAGAAACCAGATATCGGAACATTCATGCGTGAATGGTTAGCTCTCTATGATTCTAAATCAGGTGAGCGAGGAATTTACAATTCTTCTTCAGCACAAAGGCAAGTTGAAAAACTGAATGTTGGAGATCAAATTAGAAGAGCACCAAGAGATGATTTCGGGACAAATCCATGTTGTTTGCCAGGATCTACTGAAATCTTAACTGATAAAGGGTATGTTTCTATTGAAAAAATAATTGATAATATTTCTGAATATAAGACTTTAGGGTATGATCATGAAACAAATACTAATGACTATGTTGACATTGATGCTGGTAAAATGACAAGACCTAATGCTGCTTTGATAGAATTGGAAATTGAAAGTGAAGATGGTGAAATTCATACTCTTCAACTCACACCTGATCATAGAGTTTGGACTGAAAATAGAGGATACATTGAAGCCGCAAAATTAACAGAAAATGATATAGTTCTATCTGTATAGTTGAAATATCAAAATTACTAAATAGAGTGTAAGGATTAGTTCAAACACTCTATTTGGGATTTAAAATGATATTTCAACAATCTGAAAAGCAATTTATTAAAGAATGGTATGATGAAGTAAAATCTAAAAGATGTAATAAGAATTTTTATAGCAAAAAGTCTGAACGGGAACTTTTTATTGAGAACAATAAAAATACTGCAATAGTTAAAACTATTTTGGAGAAACAATATAATGATGGGTATGGTTATAAATTAATTGCTAAAGATTTGGAATTTTCTTATTCTATCATAAGAAAAATACTTATTGATTATTTAAAAATAGATTGCCGACAAGGATATAATGTAATCACAGATAAATTGCGAAAAATCAGGTCTGAAAATGTAAAAGGTGAGAATTCCCCTTTTTATAGATGGCCTGAAAGGATGCCACATCTTTTAGATAATAATAGCTATACAGGAATTCAGGGTTATTACAAAAACAATAATGGAGATTATGTATGGCTACGAAGTTCTTGGGAGTACATCTATGCTAAGTGGTTAGACCAAAAAAACATAGAATGGAATGTAGAAGAGCAATCATACACATTATCTAATGGAGAAACATATAGGCCAGATTTTTTTATTTATGAAAATAAGAAATTGAAATATATTGTGGAGTTAAAGGGTCAAATGTTTTTCGGAAGATCTTATAAAACTGAATTGCTCAAAGAAATTGTTTCTGTTAATGTGGTTTTGATAGATGATATTAACCCATTCATAGAAAATGAATCAACTTATAAAAAGGAATTAGAAAAGTGGAAATTAATAAAATTATCAAAGGAAGAATTAAAAGCACAAAATTGATTTCTAATCAAGATACGTTCGATATTCAAACTAAAACAAAGAATTTTTTTGCTAGAACAAAGGGAAATCATTCAACACTGGTACATAATTCGGAAATCATTTTGAGAAGTCGAGAGACATGTAACTTGTCAGAGGTTGTTGTAAGAAAAGACGATATATTGGAATCCCTTAAAGACAAAGTAGCTGTAGCGACGATTCTCGGGACTCTCCAGAGCACTCTAACCAACTACAAGTATCTTTCAAAGGAATGGAAGATGAATTGTGAAGAAGAAAGGCTTCTTGGCGTTTCTTTGACAGGGATTATGGATAATCCATTGATGAACGGATCTAAAGGACATGATGTTCTTAAATCAGCATTGGAAGAACTGAAAAAGGTTGCGGTTGATACAAACAAGGAATGGGCTGAAAAACTGGGAATCAATCAATCAGCCGCAATCACTTGTGTCAAACCATCTGGCACGGTGAGTCAATTAGTAGATTCTGCATCTGGTATTCATGCAAGACACAATCCTTATTACATCAGAACAGTTCGTGCTGATAATAAAGATCCATTGTGTAGATTCATGAAAGATGCTGGATTCCCTAATGAACCAGATGTAATGAAACCACAACACACAACAGTCTTTTCATTTCCAATGAAGAGTCCAGATGATGCCATATTCCGTTATGATATGACAGCCATTGAACAAATGGAACTCTGGAAGATTTATCAAGAATACTGGTGTGAACATAAACCATCAGTAACTATTTCAGTTAAAGAACATGAATGGATGGAAGTAGGAGCATGGGTATATGATAATTTTGACAATATTTCCGGCATTAGCTTTTTACCTTTTAGTGAGCATACTTATAGACAAGCTCCGTATCAAGATTGCACAAAGGAAGAATATGAAGAATTCTTGACCAAGATGCCAGAAAGAGTTGATTGGTCCAAACTTTCCGAATATGAAGAGCAGGATTATACAGCAGGAAGTCAAACTTTGGCTTGCAGCGGAGATAGCTGTGAAGTCGTGGACTTAGTTGCATAAATGTTTCTTGTTGCAAATCTTCCACCTGTAGAATGTTTTGTCAGAAAGGAATATTTGTATGATCTAGATGGCAGAGGTGAAGGAGAATTTACACCTGCCATCTGGGTTTCAGTTAAAAGCATAAGAGGAAGAGCACTGTATTTTGAATCCCTACTCACAGAATATGGTGCATTGTATGATAAACTTCCTCTTTCAGCCTATACTTGGAGAACAGAGATTGGTTATGAATTGCCATTAGATTATTTAGAAATATGGGATTCTTTTTCATATCATATTACGGTGATAGAGAAGGCAACATTGAAGGGATTAAGATGTGCAATGTATGCTAAGGATAAAGAATATTATCATGGTGAATATATGTTTACTATTGATAGTTGTCATGACGACCCGAATATGTTGAATACAACTTTATCCGAAACACCAAATGAACACAAATCTTTTAATATCATAAAACTTGACAACGGACAATTTGCTGCGCAACCAAACAATAGAATGAAATGGTTTGAGCAAAGTCTGATTGCTCATGAAACAAAAGATCCGGATTTCAAAGTTTCTACAAAATATTTTTCTGTAGAACAAAATCCTAAATGGAGCGCAGGAAATCAGGATCGGTATTTTTATGAGATAGAAGAAGCATATGATTTTAAGAAGAAAAAATGATCTGGCAACTTAAAGGAGAATCTATGTACCAAAAAGTTATTGCGTGTGAATCATGCAATGCAGAATTCACGATTAAACATGACATGATGGAAGAAACTTATATTCCAAGTTTTTGTCCGTTTTGCGGAGAAGATATATTGATTGAAGAAGAAGATGGAAATGACGAGGAATGGTAATTGTTTGTATTGGAGTTTGTAAAATGAACATGGAGCAAACACATTGCATCGGTTGTAAAAGAAGTTTGCTTGAAATTGAACAATGGCGTGAATATACTGATGAAAAAAGAAATGAAATTAAAATGAAACTTGAGCGGAGAAAGATTAATGCATGGTGAATGGGAAGGTGGAAAGGGATCTTGTTTTCGTAGGCTAAATAATCAAAAGCAATTTAGTGAAAATTGGGATTTGATTTTTAGTGAAAAATATGAAGACACAATCAGCGAAAGCAAAGGGAAGAAGACTCCAGCAATGGATGCGAGATACACTAATCGAGGAGTTGAATATCCATCCAGAAGATATTGAGTCACGCAGCATGGGCGCAGGTGGTGAAGATCTCATCATGGCTCGTGCTGCGAGAGAGGCATTTGGTTATTCTATAGAATGTAAGAACGTAGAGAAGCTAAATGTTTGGGATGCCTATGATCAGGCAAAAGTCAATTCGAAAGATTATGAACCCATCGTTGTCATGAAGAAAAATGGGAAGAAACCTTTAGTGGTGATCGATGCAGAATATTTTGTTCGAATGCATAAAAACCCTTGACATTTTTAAAACAAAATGGTAAAATACAAATTCTTTGGAGATTTAATGGAAATAGAATTTACACATGCTCTCTTAGCAACAGGAGGAATGTTTTTGACATATATGTGGGGAAAATATCTAGCAAAAAGAGAAATCATTGAAGAAGTGATTGTTAAAACAATTGATTCTTTAGCTGATAATCATTATGTTATGGTTTCGGAAAATGATGATGGAGAGAAAATTCTTATTTCTATTCCTCATTGGATTGAGACGCTAGAGATTGAGAAAAGCAAAGGTTGAATGAAATACAAAAAATACGAAGAACCTGTTGGTCTAACTGTTAATGTGAGAGGTGATGATGTACAGACAGCACTAAAAGTTTTTAAAAAGAAAGTTCAGAAATCAGGCATCCTGAGAGAATTACGTGACAAACGATACTATAGAAGTAAAGGCTTGAAACGTAAATTAGCAAAGGAGGCAACAATGCGCAGACTGAGGCGTGAAGCAAGAAAACTTATGAAATGAGATAATATGGCAAGACAAACGAAGGCAGATTTATTGAATTTCTTTAGGGAACAAATAAAAGAGGAGAAACCAAAGAAAACTAGAAAGCCAAGAAAACCAATGTCTGAGGAGCAAAAACTTGCTGCGGCAGAAAGGTTAAAAAAAGCTAGAGAAAAGAGGATGAAAGAAAATCCTCCGGTGTATAAAAATGTTCATCCTTCTGTATTGCGACGAAGTGAAGCAGATCCTCTTAATTTTCTTGCAGTCAAAGATTGGATTGCAATTAATAGAATTAAACTATCAGAAGCCAGAAAAGATGCTAAACAAGGCATAAAAGGTGCTGATATTCTTGTTTCAAACATTTCATCTTATATAAACATTATGGATAATTTTTTAAGAACAGGTGATTGGTATGGTATGTTTTGTGGTGAAAACGAAGACCAGTTAGTAAAAACTCACTGTGTGGCACAAGCATATTATCCAGATGGCACACCAAAAAGAACTGTTGGTGTTTTTTATCCAGAAATTGGTGAAAGATGGACTCAAGAAATGGATGAGGAACATCGTAAATTTTTAGACTGAGATTATTTTATGATACTGGTTGATATGAATCAAGTGACCATCTCCAATCTGATGATGCAGGTGGTGAATCAAAAAGACAATGAAGTGAATGAAGACATGGTACGACACATGGTTCTCAATGCACTTCGTTCCTATCGTTCAAAATTTTATGAAGAATATGGTGAACTTGTAATTTGTTATGATGGTAGAAACTATTGGCGAAGAGAAATCTTTCCATTCTATAAACAAAATAGAAAGAAAACACGTGAATCCTCAAATTTAGATTGGGATGATATATTTAAAACCCTAAATAAAATTAGAGATGAAATAAAGGAAATATTTCCATACAAGGTTCTTGAAGTAGATAATGCTGAAGCAGATGATATTATTGCTTCAATTGTATTTCATACGGCAAAAAATCCATTGCCTGAAAATGTTTTAATAATTTCCAGTGATAAGGATTTCTTTCAATTACAAACGCATTCGTTTGTCAAGCAATATAGTCCAACACTAAAGAAATTTGTTTCTGGTGCAGATCCTGCTGAATATATTAAGGTTCATATTTTAAAAGGTGATCGTGGTGATGGGATCCCAAATTTTCTTTCATCCGATAATACCTTTGTTGATAATCTTAGGCAGAAACCACTAGGTGCAAATAAGATTGATAAATTGATACATGAAAATCCAAAAGATTTTTGTAATGAAGAAATGTTAAGAAACTACCAAAGAAACCAAAGATTGATTGATTTATCCTTTGTTCCTTCAGAATTACAGGATAGAATCATTCAACAATTCAAAGAAGTCAAATGCGGTAATCGTTCTAGACTTCTAAATTATTTCATCAAAAACAGATTAAAAAATCTAACTGAATCTTTATCTGATTTTTAAAGGAGAGTATGGCTGACGAAACTTATACAATGTTATTTCCGGAAATTTTAACAAAGGTTAAAAATGGAAATACGAAGGGCAGACGTGTAAAATTATTACAACAATATGATTGTTCAGCATTGAGGATGGTAATCAAATCATCCTTTGATCCAAATATTGTTTGGTTACTTCCAAAGGGTGAAGTACCATATGTAAAAAATGAAGCACCTGCTGGAACTGAGCATACAACTTTGCGACTTGAGGCAAAACGTCTTTACAATTTTATTAAAGGAGGTAATGACAAACTGGCTCAATTTAAGCGTGAAGATATGTTTATTCAAATGCTTGAAGGATTGCATGAATCTGAAGCAGAATTACTAATTGTAGCAAAAGACAAAAGACTACATCAAGTTTATTCTGGATTGTCAGATGGTGTTGTCAAAGAAGCATTTGGTTGGAATGATAATTATATTAGAATTTAACAAGGAGAATAAATTATGATTGGTATTGAAGTACCTAATGTATTTTTTAGAACAAGAGTACGAGATGAATCTATTGGTGGTGATAATCCTTATCGTTGGCAAGATGTGACAACTGAAGAACTGTTTGCTGGAAAGAAAATTGTTCTCTTTTCACTTCCAGGAGCATTCACACCAACTTGTTCCACAT